CGCTTAATAGCGTTCTGTAGCGCGACATGGGATTTGACGCGGAAGGAAACGGAAGCTTTGACGGTTTAACGGAAGCGGAACAGAAACGCTTTAGGGATAGCGTAGCCAAAGCCGGGGCAAACTTCGCCGAAGCCTTCAAGGTTTACGAAGACCTTTTTAACGAGCTTAACGAGAAAGACCCCAGCACACTAAGCGGAGCTATAAAGGGAGCAAGCCAAGAAAGTATAGATTTGCTTGCAGGACAGGCTAACGCGGTACGCATGAACCAAGTAACATCGTTAGACCTTCTACGCCAGCAGCTAACAAGGCTTTCAAACATTGACGCGAACGTAGGCGTTATAGCTTCGCGTCTGCTTGCAATACTTAACAGGCTTACAGCCCCGGCAGACGACGGGCTAAGAGGACAGGGAATAACAGATTAACGATAACAGCGTATGGAACTAAAGGAACTAAGAAAGGCTTTAGCCGCAGAAGCAAAGGCGGCTGGCATTTGTTCGGAGTGGTACAATTACATTCTGAGCGCACAGAGTAAGGAAAGGCTTGTAGCCCTGTACTTCAAAGGCTTTGACTTTGTGGAAGCAAACGACTTCCCAAGCGAGCCGTTACGAAGAGAGTTTGACGATATAAGACGGCATTACAACGTATATGAAAACGAGCCGTTCAGCGTCACGAACACGAAGCGACTTGTAGCCTACACGGGGGCAACAGGTAAAGCGGCGTTCAATTCCTACGCAGTAGGTCAGATTTGGGCGCGTAAGGGTTCAGACGTACACGTAGAAGCCAGCGAACACAGCTATGTAAATGTTTACGTAGTGGAAGGCGCGACGGCACACATCAAGGCTACAGGAAAAAGCCGCGTTACGGTATTCCTTCACGGCGGAAAGGTAACGCAGGAAGCGACAGAAGACGCAGTAATAACAATTAAAGAAAAATAATATGGCATCAGAACAGAATTTAATACTTAACCTTCCCTTCGACGAAGCGGCAGGTTCTACGGTTGCTTACGACTATTCGCAACACCGATACGATGCAGCCGTACACGATAGCAGCTTTATAGGCGGAAAGCAGGGCAACTGCATACACTTCGACGGCGAAGGAAGCGCGGATATTACGCGGAACATTCTGAACCTTTCGGGAAACTTTACCATATTGGCATGGTTGAAGGCGAACACCTACCCGGACGGGCATACAGGCAGACGTATAGGAATGTTCTGTAATACGGCACTTCTTGACGGTTCGCGCGATTTGTGGATAGACGTAGAACCCGAAAGCTGGGGCTTCTTTGTCATCCGTAAGGCAGGTAGCAACGTTTCCCTGTACTTAGACACCCAGCCTATAGGTACGGTAAACCTTCCCAGCACACTAACGGGAATAAGCCTCTTGCAGGACGTTTACGGAACGGAATACGCCTACGCGGATTTGGACGAAGTGAAGATTTACGACGTAGCCCTGTCCGACGAGGAAATAGAAGCGGAGCTTAACAGCATTTCGCAGCTTGAATACTACTTAGAGGGCGTAAACCTTAAGGAGTACGGCATCCGGGTAGAAAGCAGTACGGGCGTTTTGGATTTGCCGAAGCTTAAAACCCCGGCTTCTAACGATTGGGCGGACTATCACGGCAAAGTAATAGACCTGACGGCGAAGCGTTACGAAGAGCGCGAAATTACGCTTAATTGTTGGATGAAGGCGACAGGAAAGATGGACTTCACGGAAAGGCTTAACAGGCTTTACGAAGTGTTCAGAAAGGACGGAACGCAGCGGCTTATGATTGCAATACACCCGACGAAGCCGCTTGTTTACGAAGTCTATTGCGAAGACGGCGTAGCACCTTCCAAGCGTTGGCACGACGACAAGATGATAGGCACGTTTGCGCTTAAGCTTAAAGAACCCGACCCCGTGAAGCGCGTAGTACGACACCAGCGGCTCGGCGTTTCTTCTTCGCATCTTACTATAGCGTTCAAGAGCGACAAGATGGTAAATATATATTGGGGCGACGGAAGCGTAGATTACGACGTTTACGGCGACCATACAGGCGCGAACGCTATTACGCACACCTACCAAGACAACGGCATCTATTACGCCGTTTTGGGCGGAGTGATTGAGGAAATGGAAGACTTCAACACCAGCGGAATTTTAGTATGGAACAAATTGTAGTAACACACCCAAACGGGGAACGCTTGCACCTGTTCAGCAAGCAACGCCCCAGCGCGATAAGCAAGGCTACCCAAAAAGTAGCTTTGCTTTCCGACGATTTGGTTAGCCTAACCGTAGTATCAGCAGAACCGCTAAACTTCGACTTTGGCGACGTTATTACGATATTCGGGAAACCCTACAAGCTTAACCAGCTGCCCGAACCAACCAAAGAAGGCGAACGAAAGTACACCTACGAAGTAACCTTAGAGGGAACGCAGTACGACTTAATAGACGTTATCTACAAGCTTCCCGAAGGCTGTTACGGCGAACAGCTTTACGGCGATTTGGAAGCACACCTTAACGCCCTTATTTGGAACTTGAACAGGATATATCCGGGGAAGTGGATATTAGGCACATTCCCAGCGAACACACCGTTTAAGAACCTAAACGCTACGGGTAAGAACTGCCTACAGGTTCTACAGGAATACTGCGAGCAGTACGGCGTAGAATTTGGTATAGTCATAAACACGGCGGCAGGTACGTACACGCTTAACATCGTGGAGAAGGTAGGCGTTACCCAGCCGTTTACGTTGCAGTACGGGCGCGGTAAGGGCTTGTATAAGCTACAGCGTAAGAATATCAATAACGCAGGTATTACGACGCGCCTGTACGCTTACGGCGGTTCTAATAACTTAGGCAGCAGCTACGGGCATAACAAGCTATGCCTACCCGGAACGACGCGCCTAACGTCTTACGTTGAGAGCGCGACAGGACGGGCAAGGTACGGCATCAAGGAAAACGAAAAGACCTTCGACGACATCAAGCCCGAACGTTTGGGAGAGGTTACAAGTCTGGGCGGAAACGTCTTAAGCTTTGCCGATAGTTCGATGTTCGATTTGAACGAGCGCGAACAGGACGGCACAACGACGAAGTACCTTATAGAAGGCGCGACGGCTAAAGTTACCTTCCAAACGGGCAATTTGGCTGGCTATTCCTTCGACGTGAGGAAGTACGACCACACTACGCACATGTTCGTAATTAACAAGTTTACGGACGAAAACGGTACGGTATTCCCTTCCGAGACTTCCGCAGCGTTTCAGATTGCAGTAGGCGACAAGTATATTATAGAGGATATCAACCTGCCGCAGCAGTACATCACGGACGCGGAAGCGCGTCTATTGGAACAGGCTACAAAGGAGCTGGAAAAGGTGGAACAGCCACAGGTAAGCTACGCTTTGGAACTTGACGCGCAATTTTTCGCTAAGACATTCGGGCAGGAAGTATCTGCAGAGGTTCTACACGTAGGCGACTTTATTAGGATTGTGGACGAAGGCGTAGGCGTGGATAAGGAAGTACGCATAACGAGGATCGAGCGCAACCTGCTTAAGGAACATTCCTACAGCATTACGTTAGCGGACACCGTACAGAAGAGCAACGCGGTAAGGGTAATTAACGAAATTAAGGACATTAACGACGTTATCAACCTTAACGGATTGGCAGACCCAGCCGTAGCGCGTAGAAGATGGCAGACGGCGCAGGAGCTTCTAAGTATGGTATTCGACCCCGACGGCGACTATTTCAGCGAGAAGATAAAGCCGTTAAGTATTGAGACCGCCATGCTTGCAGTAGGAGCGAAAAGCCAGCAGTTCGTACTAAAGAACGTAACCTTTGAACCGAACTACAACAGCTCTTATATTTATTTGCGCATTTCAGCAGGAACGCTGGAGCATTACGCAATAAGTGAAGAAGGCGTAGTAGCGTGGAATATAGCCGGGGAGCTTTTGACGCTTGACACATCATCGGCTTACTATATTTACGCCCGTTGCAGCAAGGCTAACAATACGGGAACGTGGTTTATTACGAAGACGCAGTACAAGGTAGAAGACGTAGCAGGTTACTATATGTTCTTAATAGGTACGGTAAGCAGTCCGCAGACGATACCCGGAACGTTAGAAGCAGTCCGCAGCGTTTCACTTACATACGGCTTTAGCACCGTAAACGGAAGGCACATTAAAACGGGCAGGATTGAAAGTACCGCTGGAAATTGTTACTTCGATTTGGATAACAACCAAATCGGCGGCGTTTTGCAGTTCGTGAAGTCAGACGGCACGATAGGCAACGTAGCGGACATCAACACCAAAGCCGACGACGCTAAGGACTATATAGACAACACCCTGCCCGACATATTGGACGGCATACAGGCGCAATTAGACGGGCAAATAGAACAATTCTTCTACAACTACGACCCTACGGACGCGACAGAGCCAACCAGCACATGGATAGCAGAGGACACGCAGACAGGAACGTACACGGAGCGCGAAAAGCACTTAGGCGACCTGTTCTATAACACGGACACGGGTAAGGTATTCCGCTACGTTAAGATACGCAAACTTGTACCGCCACCTTCGCAGGGCGGCGTGCCAGGCATCCGTTGGGTTTATCAGTGGCAGCAGCTTTCAGACGAAGAGCTGGAACAGGCGTTAGCCATTGCAAACGACGCGCTGGATTTAGCGAAGACAAAACGCCGTATTTTCACGACTACCCCCTACACACCTTACGACGTAGGCGATTTGTGGGTACAGGGTTCTACAGGCGACATCATGCGCTGCAAGACGGCAAGAGCTACGGGCAACTATTCCGCCAGCGATTGGGAGAAAGCCAGCAAGTACACCGACGACACAGCCCTGAACAACTTTGTTAGCGGTCAGTTCGCGCAGACAATAGCCAACCTCGGCGAACAGATAGACGGAAAGATAGAAAGCTATTGGAGCTATAGCGACCCTTCTACGAGTTGGACGGAAGCGGAACAGATAGCCCACGAAGGCGATATGTGGTACAACCCAAACGATAAGACGCTAAAACGCTGGCAAGTCACTTTCGACGACGAAAGCGGAAGCTTCATGTTTGCAGAGTGGAGAAAGATAGAGGACGCGGACGCTATAGCAGCATACGAAGCAGCAGCGGCGGCACAGGACACGGCGGACGGCAAACGGCGCGTCTTTGTAGCCACACCTTATCCACCTTACGACGTAGGCGACCTTTGGCTAACAGGCGGAAAGACAAACGGGCAGCTTTTCCGATGCGTCACGGCACGGGCTACAGGTTCTTACCGCGCCAGCGATTGGGCGGAAGCAGTCTATTACGACAACACAAAGACCACGATCGACGGCGGTATAGTGACTTCGGGAACGGTTCAGCTTGTAAGCCCACTTTCGGAAAGCATTGTAGCAGGAATAACAGGCGGCGAGAACGAGACCAGCAGCACCAGCGCGGCGAACAAAGTACGTATTTGGGCTGGAGCTTCTAAGGCGCAACGCTTTTCCGCACCCTTCCGCGTTCTACAGGACGGTACGATACACGCGACCAAAGCAAACATCGAAGGAACTATTAAGGCTACAGACGGCGAGTTTAGGGGCAAAGTGTACGCTACAGACGGCGAGTTTGCAGGACGTATTTACATCGGCAACGGTGCAATACGTTTGGAGAAAGACGGAAGCGGAAGTTTGGGTAACGGACAGATAACATGGCAAGCCGACTACGGAGCTTTAACTATTCCATCCCTAAACGTAGGGCGGCTTTGGGGCTTTGAGCAGTTGGGGCAAAACGTAAACTATTCCGTAGAGATGTGGGATAACGCAGCATACGGTTTTAACTATATCCCGGACAACGACACAACGAAACTTCCTGCCAACCCGAAACACAATTTTCCGCAGACCGTTATAAATTGTACCAATTACAGATACAAGAAACTTAGCGGAAACGGGCATAAAATAGTAGATAAAGGCTCGGAAGTTGATACTATAATCTATTCTAACGTAGTTACGCTTATATTCGACGGGAAATGGTATGTTATAAACCGCTACGACAGATAACGCCCCAGCTTCACGGCAGCAGGGCAACCGCGTAAGTGTTTCCTTCTTGATTATTCACGGCTTCAAGAAGAAAAACACTTCACGGGAATTTAGTAGCGTATTATTATAAGACGAAGAATTAGTAATTTTGCAAACGAATTAAAATTTTGCAGTATGGAAAATAGAAACGGCGACTTAGTAAGTCCGCAAATTTCGGTTATGGGTACTATTACCTTTGCCGACGAAGAGAACTTCAAGAAAGACACCCCGTTTTGCATCAAGAACGACGGCGACACGGCGGTAGTTTTGGAAGTGAACCTTTGGGGAATGCCCGAAGGCGCGTTTATTGCCACGCGCTTTGAGACAGGCTGGAACCCCGAAATAGTAAGAGAGATAAAGGCAACAAGTCAAACAAACGCCCTTCTTTGGGGCTACTAAAAACAACAGATTATGGGTTTAGTAATTGGAGTAGGCAACACGAAGCCTACATTTCCCTACGACTACTACTACGGCGTTAAGATTAACACCAACGTAGCAGACACCACGCTGGAGCGAGTAGGACGCGCGGAGCTTCACGCAAGCCTACCCGTTCAGTCACAGATGCGCCGATGCCTTCTAAACGACAACGGCGAAGTAGTTACGTACCTTCACGCTACAGACAGCACAAAGACCGACACAGGCGCGACAGCCGACCTAACAGGAGCAAGCGGCATGGTTATGGTAGAAATACCCGAACACTACCGTAAGTTTGAGTTCGACGGCAGCAATATCCTCGCGCTTATTTCGACATTCCCACTTCCGGGCTTCCACAAGGTACGCAAAGTTTACCGTTCAGCCTACGAAGCAACCGTAGATAGAACCACCAGCACAATAAAGCTGGCTTCCGTAGTCAATACTACCGCAGCCTTCCGAGGTGGAAACAATACGGCAGCATGGGATGACACCTACAGAAGCCTGTTAGGAAGACCAGCCACAAGTTTAAGCCTTACCAACTTCCGCAGCTACGCACGTAACAGGGGAGCAGCAGGACTTAACGACAAAGGCTGGAACTGCGACCTATACGAAGCGCAGCTTAACACCTATTGGCTTTTCGTGATCGAGTACGCACAGCTTAACTGCCAAGCGGCGTTTACAGCCCAGCTTACCGAAGAGGGCTACAGACAGGGCGGCTTAGGCGACGGCGTTACGACTTTGGCAGACGCAAAGTGGAGCAGCTTTAACGGCTACAACCCGTTTATCCCCTGCGGAATTACCAACAGCTTAGGCAACGCTACGGGCGTAGTGGACTACGAAATGCCCGAAGAGTACGGCGCAGCCCTTACCGTTCACGTACCAAGCTACCGAGGTATTGAAAACCCGTTCGGGCATGTTTGGAGCTGGACGGACGGCATCCTCGTACAGGCACAGAGCGACGCGGACGGCGCAAAACATTTGTTCTTTAGAGCAGCCGACGACAACCCTGCAAACTTCAACAGCAGCAACTACAACGGCTACGTACAGCGCGGCGAGCTTCCAAGAGGCAACGGCTACGTTAAGGCGATACTTTGCGGAGAGTACGGCGACAACATGCCGCAGGCTATAGGCGGAAGTTCTACGACATACTTTGCCGACTACTTCTATCAGAACATACCAGCAAGCGGCGTAGCCTTAAGGGGCGTGTGTTTCGGCGGTTATGCGCTTAACGGCGCGAATGCCGGGCTTGCGTTTGCGTATACGGCTTACTCCCCCTCGCTTACGTTTGCGACTATCGGTTCTCGCCTTTGCTTTATACCCGCAGCGTAAGGCGACCAAAACCGAACGAACGGCAAAAGCGAAAGCGTCTAACGCCCCAGCCGCCGCGTCATTATTTGGCGGCTGGGGTTCATTTCAAAACCAAAAATAAAAAAGTTCAAGAAAAGATGAACAACGAGCAGAACAAAACGCAGCAGGAAGACGACGGTAGCCTGTCCTTCCTTAACATTCCGCAGGACGAAGCAAACAAGCACTTCAACTGCAAGGAAACGACAC